TGAAGAACACATCATTAGTAAGTTCGCCAGCTTGGCTAAGCTCTCTGAGTTCGCCTACAGTGTAGCCACTTTCACGTGCCATAATAGATAGTGCTGGTCCAAGTGCTTCAACGATACTAACAAACTCATCGCCTCTAACACTGCCTGATCCCATTGCTTGACCAAACTGTCTAATAGCACCTGATGCAGTGTTAGCATCTGCACCTGATATAGCCAAAGCCTGTTGGAACTTTTGAGTAACTCTTAAAACTTGTTCTTCGCTTTTACCAAGTGCTTCAGTTGCAAGTGTAAGTTTTGTAAACAGGTTGATTGTTTCACCAAAATCTGATCTGTTATTTCTGCTTGCATTATATAATCTGTCAAATGTGTCTGCTAAATCTTGTTGATTTGCAGTTATAAGTTTTAACTGGTTGTTGTATTGTTCAAACTGTCTTGCGTTATCGACAATAGCTTGCCCAAACTGCACAACTTCTCTAACTGCTAAAACTGCAACAAATCCTGCAATTGTAGTTCTAAGGCCAGCAAAGGCCTGTGTTGCGCCGTTGACATCAACGTCTAGTTGATATCTATCTTTAATTACAGCCATATTATCTTGCCCTCCTGACCATACGTCTTATTTCATTTATTGTTGGTTTTGTCATACCATTAGTTGCTTGACGGCTATATCCCTCATTCAAGCGGTTAGCATAAGGATAGTCTGCTCTTATACTACCACCGCTTGAAGTTTTTGTGTAGTTTGTGTTGTTGCGAGCATTGCCTGTCCTAATAGGAGTAGTGCCTCTAAAGAAGTTATAAGCATCAAAAGGTATTTTTTTGAGTTCAGCCATTACTTTAACAATATGAGGACTGATCTCATTCCTTGTTTGCCTTAACCTCATTTTTTGCTCCTAACTTTATCTAACATTGCTTGCATTTCTTCTTGACTTAGATTAGGTGTTATTTTACCATCTGCTTTGTCTTGATGTTTTTTGTGCAAATAGTTTTCATAATGCACAGCCAAATTTGCTATTTGTAAATCAATACTGCTCCCAGACTCTATAACTTCACTTGGCAACTTGCCATAACGTTTTGCAACAAAATCCAAACTCAAATATGTGTTGAGTTTGGGTGTTATGCTGCGGAAGTCTGGGTTATTGAGTTTCCCAGATGTCCTATAACCTCCTCTACCATTTTAGTAAGAACGTCAGCAGGAATAATCTCACCATCGCTAAAGATTGGCGATCCATCTTCGTCCATTACCATGTCTTTGATTGTTTGACTTAGACCAACAAAATCTTTTTCTTCGTTGTGCATAAGTTTTAGATACAAATCCATTTCGTATCTATCATAAATCCAAAAATCAACTGGTTCTCCATAACGTTCTACAATGTCTTCATTGTCTAATGTTACTTTTACAAGTTGTGGTTTCTTTGCTAGTTCTTTTAATTTCATCTTTCAATCCTTTTGTCTTTCGATCATTTTGTTTGCCAGCATTAGAACAAACTTTATCCTATTTGCTGCTTTGTCCAAATCCTTTTTTGCATCTCTAATTTCTGCTGTTGCTTTTGCAGACTCTGCTATAAGGCTTTGTAGTAAATCTTGGTTACTCTTTGAATCTATTACATCCATCAATCTGTCCTTCTATTGTATTTAGTTTAGATAAAAGAATAGGGGCTAAAAAGCCCCCATTCCGCGTCACCCTCACGCACTGCGTTAGGAAACTGTGTAATCACCATCAACTGTAATAGTGATAGGCGAAACCCAAACAGGCTGATCTGCACTAACTGTTGGTGCAAGACCTGTTACATAGCCTGAACCGGATACAGTCTTACCTGTTGCTCCTGCATCTGTATCACCTAGATACAGTTCGAAGTTGATCTTTGTTTTGTCTGTTGACAATCCAAAAATACCTGAGGTTTGTGCTGCTTCGCCTGATGCTGTTGCACCAAAGAACACGTCTTGATCAAGAACTAGGTTCATAGCAAGACTGTTTGTTGCAGTGGTAGCAATTTGTTGTTTAGATGCTGCGTCGAGCTGTGTCCAAGTGAAGATATCATTGGCAGCGTTGACGGTCACATCCTGTAATGCTGGTATATCAAGACCGACAGTGTCACCACTAACTTTGATGTTTAGTGTGACTTCGGCGCTTGAGTTACCAGGTGCTGGATAGATATAAGCCATCGTTTTTTCCTTTACGTTATTTTGCTGTAGGTTATTTCAACCGTTGTTATTTGTAGATCATCTTCAATAGCAGTAGAGACCGTTACATCTCTAGTGATTATACCCGCTAAAGGTGTAACGTCTTTTGCTGCTACCAAAATGCCCACAAGTTCATTGTAGTTATTTGGAATAATCTTAGTATCATTGCTAAACACAATTATTAAAGTAGTTAGTTCAGTAGATATTGTTGGACCATTAAAACTCGGAAACAACTGATTTACAGTTTTGTTTTCGTTGTCTACATATATAGTTTTTGGATTTTTTATAAACAAAGGTGCGCCATTTTCATCACGAGGAACACTTCGGCTTAGCTTGTAAGTTCCTAAGTTGCTGCCTTGGATATAGTCTAGCACATCTTCTCTCATTATCTGATCCTTTTCAATGTCACGTTGCCTCTGCGTTTTTCATCAGTCTGCACAATGTCATCGCCATCAAAATCATACCAATCACCTGAGTTGACCAACTCCATAAACAGTTCAGTTGCTCTATTACCATAGAAGCCCATCTTCTGTCTTTCAGCGTTGTTCTCGTCTCCAAAATCAGCAACACTTGGCAAGATATAATCTGCTAGTGCTCTGTATACACACAAGTCCGTAAAATCATTGGTCCTTGCTTTTATCTTGGATCCTTGAGGCGTTGGTATGTCTAACGCATTGACAGAGCCGTTATGTTTAACATAAAGACTCTGCCACCATTCTGTTGATTTGATACTAAGCAGAATACGTTCAGTTGCCCTAATAAGAGCATCTTCAACATACTCATCATCGAGGCCTTCATTATTGTCAAACAAGATTTTATCCTTGCTTGTTACATCACTGTATTCGGCAAAACTAATAACCTCATTGTTTTCAATAATAAATGCCATCAACTACTCCTTATACGTTCACTAGTTTAACACCACGTGAAGCGTCAATAACACCTACACCTGCGTGTAAGTTAGCAACGATGTCATTACCTACTGCTTCAGCTCTACGTGCAATCTCTAGATCAACATTTTTGAACATTGCAATTCTTGCTGCGTCTTGTCCAAAGATGAAGCCTTTGTTTGCACCTGAGATATAAGAGCTTTGGAACATACGGATGCCAGCGATAGTGCCCAAGAAACCATTTCTCATAGCTTCTGATTGGAAATCACCACCAGCATATGCTGTGCTGCCTACGTCTTTCATCAAGTTTGCTGCTTCTGCAGGTGATACGATACCTGTTAAGGCACCTGTTTCACCGTTTCCACGGATTTGTGCTGCTGCATCAAATAGTGCGTCAACTGTCATTGGATCTGAGTCTGAAGTTGAAGCTGTGAAGCCGTTCATTGCAGTAATAACATCTGCGTCGAACTTGGCTTGGATTGCATTACCTAAAACACGACCAGTTTCTGATGGATCAATACCACCTAGGTCACGCATAACGTGACGTGCTGCATATACGTTTGCAGTAATTGTAACTGATGTGTCTGTTACGGTTAATGCTGTAAAATCATCAAGTGCATCAGGGTCTGCTGATGTTAATGATTCTGCTGTCACTGAACCCATAACTGGGATCTGTGCTGTGATTGAACCTGCTGGTAGATTTACCATAGGAACGATACCGCCTGCTAAGAACAATGAGTTCTCATGTGCTGCATATACAGTAGCGGCTTTTGTGTTAACGACCAAACTTTCTAGGTCATATGTTGTATTAAACGCCATAGTTTTATCTCCTGATATTTAAGTTAAACAAGTCCTTTGGCACGGGCTTGCTTGTATATTTCACGATGTTCGGTTTTGCTTAAATCCAATTTAGAGATATCAAATTCATCAAGTGTGACTCCAACTTTGTCATTGGTTTTAGTTGAGGTTGTGCTTGGTGCTGGTGCTACAAAATGTGGATTATCGTTCAAGAAC